CCATTGTGAATAGTCCATACCAGAATTCATAAAGAAATCAAGACCAGACTTTACACGATCTGTAATACTTTGAATGTTTACATTCGTTGTATGTTTGAATCGTAATGTTGATGCGTTCATTGGTGTAGTGCAACCATTCATACACCACAAACGTAAGCCATCACATATAGTTGCAAATGCCCACGATTGGTCATATGAATTGAAGAAGTTGATACGAAACTTAATAATATCATCTTTCTGTGGTTCTACTACAAGGTTGTTGAAGGTAACAGAGCCACGCATTTTTGCACCTGCCTCAAAGACTTCTATCTTGGTTTCGTAGTCAAACATACCTGTCTTTTCAACGCCTTGCATAACTTTATCAACCACATCTTTGTGTGCGATAGGTTTGTATTTACTGCCGTGAATACCTAGAACTTGTCCGGTATCTGTACGTACACACGCTCTAGCCATATCAGTAGGTACTTTGTAATTGTCTTTACCAATTTGGCCTGTCGTGTTTAGTGCTTCAAGTTCCACCATTTCTGTTGGAAACTCGTAGTCTTTTTTTATATCATCTAACATTTTTACTCCTTTGTTTATGGTTAGATTAATGTTAAGCTAAAGTTCATACTTTTCCTTTCGTAGTAGATCAGCTAGCCCCTTAGCTTGTTCTTTAAGTATGGTTAGAGAAGTGGTGATGCGTTCCAAATTATCTTGCGATAACTCTTTCGCTTCACAATTATGCAAAGCCACTTCAATAGCACCTGTGCATTTAAGTATTGTTCGCATCTCATACTCACACTTAATTAGGTATTGTAGAGTGTAAAGTTCAGAATTCAACTCCCACTCATATTGTTGTTCTAGTGCTTCAATCGCCAATAGTTTTCACCTCCTCTATGTTAGAAACAAAAACTTCTTGGTCAGTTACCGAGTTAACTTGACCACAAATTGCCATTTCTTTTACATCTTCTTCACAATCTGCTTCAACATAAGTTGTTTCACTAGTTGTAACTATACATCTGTATAATTTTTTACTTTGTAGAGCCATTTGCAATCCTTTCTAGTTTGTCTACAGCTTTAGCAATATCTTTCATATAACCTACATATTCATCTGAAATCATATTGTTTTCTATTTGCAATAGACATAACTTTGTTAAGAATTCCATTTCTTTGTAGTATGTCATAGCTAAACCAAATTGATCGTGTGAAACTGTATCATCTGCATATTTAGTTTGAATGACATCTTGATATTCATTAGACATCTCTCGGAATGTATTGATCCGATTGATTTCTTTGACGTGTTCTTCACGCACAATAGTTTCGTAATGATGTTGTCGTGAATCTTCTTTTAAATACTTAGACATAATATACTCCTTTGTTTTTAAGTCTAATATAGCTATAGCTACATCTCGTTCTGTTAAAGATGTAGCTACAGTTTAAATGTTTTTGTTTGTTAGTCGTCAAGTAGGTACAAATTCCAAAAACCTTTTGCCAAGCATAGGATTCAAACCTATTTAGTCTTGACATAGTTGCACATTGCTAGTCAGTTTTATAGCAACTAGTCGGGCTATGCAACCATAGTGCAGGACAATATATGAGGAAGGATTTGTGTGTCCTGCATTACGGGTGCATTGATGCCTTGCTTAGTGCTGATGATAGTGAGGTCATCAAGTTTGCACATTTTAAAATATAAATCCGCAAATGAAAAACCAATTAAGGTCTTTCATTTGAAGATAGATACTTTATTAATTCAACACCGTATACTGAGATGTATGTACAAAAGTATATGAGTGATGTCCAGAATTCAAATTCACTTTTATGCCAACCATCTATGACTACTATAGACGAATATATGAATACTGAAAACAAAATAAGATGATAACGAAATGCCATTATATGCTCCAATCTAAAGTTATGGTTTTCTTTGGTATCTTTCTTTTTCAAAAGAAAGTACAAAAAAATTCCCTCTAATCAATTAAGACTAGAGGGAATAAGTTAATATTATTTAAGAGTAACAGTTTGATTTAAATCAATATCAAACTTATTAGAATTTTTAGATTCCATATTTTTTCTTTTTTTAGAATCTAAATATTTTCTAACATCTTTAACTAAATTTTGAATTGAAGTATTATCTCCAATTTCAATTCCAATATGACGTCCAACAAATGCGTAAAATAATCTTTGTTGTAACGCTTCCATTTTAGAAAGGTTAAAGATAACAGGTTCTACAGATGCAATCTTTTCTTTTGTATCTTCAATATCTGAATCGGTGTGTGTATCTTGATTCATATTATTTAATCTATAAGTCAAATTGTCATAATAAGATTTTTTAGCTTCAATTTGATTTATAGTATATGATAACGAACCACCATAATATAAGATATTATCAACATTCCATTCAACATCATATGTTCCATCACTATATGAAGAACCATCAGATGTCGGAGGAATATGTGAACAATCCATAAAATCAACAAATGAATTAATATTATCAAGAAGTGTTAAGTTATTTGTTTTAGTATTAGTTGCCATTGTTATGTCCTTTCGTTGTTAAGATTAATAGCGAAATTACGAAATATAGATACCTACAAAATTTGCAACTCCCGGAGGTTTTAGGATCGGCCGGTATGGAGGAAACCGGAGGGAGTTGGCTACTGCCGTTAGCTGACGGCACAAAATGTAAGCCACCACCCCTACCTTTATATAAAGGGGTGGCTTTCCTACCTCTCAAATATTTGTAGGTATCTATAGCTTCGATAATTTCCATTAATCTTAACAACGGAAGGACATCAATGTTTACGCAACTAATACTAAAACAAATAACTTGACTCAAACAATACATCCATCAATTCGTGAGGAGTCTTTGCAGGATAGCTAGTCAAATATAATGAGCGTAAGCACCGAAGAAATATGACTGCGTAAGGACAGTTTCTTTAGAAAGAGTCCTTGTCATTATAATGTGCGAAGCTCCGTTAAATCTTTAATTAAACATAAAGTGTATGTAAGTGGTTGTTAGAAAAGATTTGTTCTTTACAAATCTTACCACTAGTGGTTTTTCTAACAATCCCGTCATACGCAATCAGGTATGTTGACTTTTTTAACAGTAGCTGATATATGAAGAGTATGTCCGTTTCAATGAAAGAAACCAATGAAATCACACCGAAAGCAAAGAAGTTAGTTGATACTCTCGTATCTACAGGATGTACGATAACAGAAGCGTCAAAACTCGCAGGATACAAGGGGAATAGTTCCAGAGTAAGTGCAAGTCGTATGCTACGAAATCCGAAGGTACAACAGTATATGTTTGAACAGATACAACATAACTTGGGGATGAGTGCAGTTAAAGCACAATCAAGGTTACTTGATTTATGTTCAGGTGCGAAATCAGAGTATGTACAACTTGAAGCAAGTAAGGATATACTTGATAGGGCAGGATTCAAAGCACCAGATAAGCACCAACATATGGTTAAGGGTGATTTCAGTATAAACATAGACTTGAAGTAATCGGGATTGTTGGCGTAAGCCCAATCCGAATGCTACTGGCTCTTGCCAGTATCATTCACATAAAGCTGACCTCACTATGCGGCACGGCTTTTCTAACACCGAAGTAATAAACAAGGGTGGGTTAGAAAAACCCGTGCCTGATTATAAGGTAGGTGGTGCTCAGACATTATAGTCGTTTAAGGTTCGTTGCTTGTAATTTTTTTTTTTTTCTGTTAAGGTTCGGTTATGGTTACTTACATAATTGTATCAATGATCTTGTACGTGGTATTCTAATGGCTAAATCACCGGCGTGGCAGAGAAAGGCAGGAAAGAATCCTAAAGGAGGATTAAATGCAAAAGGTCGTGCATCTTATAAAAGACAAACAGGTGGTACATTAAAAGCACCGGTCAAGTCTGGAGATAATCCTAGACGGGCATCTTTTTTAGCACGGATGGGAAATATGCCGGGGCCTGAACGAGATAGCAAAGGTAGACCAACTCGTTTACTTTTGTCATTAAGAGCGTGGGGTGCCTCAAGTAAAGCTGATGCAAGACGTAAAGCCAAAGCAATGTCAATACGATTAAAAAATAAAAAAAAGAAAGGAAAGAAATAATGCCCGGATATAAAATGCCAAAACCAATGAAAAAGAAAAAAACTAAAAAGAGAGGTTACTAATGAAAGGTGTAAAACATTATACTAAAGATGGTAAAGTTCATACAGGTGGTTCACATAAGATGCCTAATGGGGATCTTCATTCTGGAAAGACACATACATCTTCTAGTAAAAAATTATTTCACTTCAAAGATTTGTCAGCCAAAGTAAAAAGAAAAGTGCTTATGTTGACAAAAAAGAAAAAGAAAGGATAATAACTCTATGGCCTATACAGGAACATACGAACAAGAATTACGGAAAAATCCTACTGACTATAAACTTCGTGCAATGGGAAAACGAAAGTATGAACTTAGACGACGTGAAGATGGTAAAGTAACTATTTCTACTAAAAACGAACCTACAACTAGAGAAGCCTTTGGTGTAGGAAAAAAACGAGAAATTGATTCAAACAAGAAAAAAAAGGAAAAAACTTTATTAAGTTCACGAGCAAAAGAAAATCTTAAAGAAGAAATGGAAAAAATAAGACAAGGTGAATCTAAACAAAGAGAAGTAAAAACAAGTAAAGATGATGTTCGTGCAACAGATAACAAAGACAAAAGAACAAGAAAAATAGAATTACAAAATAAGAAAAGTGATGTTCCCAAACCACAAGATAAAGATAAATTCTCAATGTCAGAAATTATTACCACAGGTGCAGGTGGTACACTTGTTGTTGGTATTGCAGGTGATATAGCTCGTAGAGTATATAAAGGTCGTAAAGCACGAAAGTTTGCAGAAGCACGAACAAAAAAAAATCTTAAAAATTTGCAACAAACTAATCCAAAAAGATACCAAGAAATAATGAAAAAGATTATGAAAGGATTAAGTGAAACCGCAAAGGGTAATAAAAACATTCCTAAAAAGGAAGTAAAAAAAGATACAACAAAAAAGAAAAAAAATATTTTTCAAAGAACAAAAGAAAGAATATTACAAGCAATTAAAAAGAAAACTACATCTTCAACAGGAAGCAGAACAGGAACACCAACAGGATTGGGAGTGGGTGGTACACCCTTTGGCGATAAGGGTTTTGATGGTCGTAAGAAAAAAACAATCTACTAAAAAATATCCACAGAAAAATTATTATGTTCTATGGAATATATATCATACACTTTTAGCTTTATTTTTAGGATTAATTGTTATAATAGAATTAATTGAACTAGTGAGGTATTGGTGAATAAAAAATTAGAAAAAAATAAAAAAATTGCCGAAAATATGGAAACGTCAAGACTTGCAGAACTTGAACGCCATAGAGAAAAACAAATAAAAGATTACGCAGAATTTAAAATGATACGTGGTCATTCTAAAGAAAAAGCATACGCAATGGCAAAACAACATATTTTAAATAGTAATGAGTAGAGATTATAGACACGAGTATGATTCTTTCCAATCATCTTCTTCGTCAAAAAAAGATCGTGTAAAAAGAAATAGAGCAAGACGACGTGCTCTTAAACTTGGTATCGTAAAAAAAGGCGACAATAAACATATTCATCATATAGATGGCAACCCACAAAATAATGCACCAAGTAACTTACGAGTGGTAACAGCATCATATAACACAGCAAAAAAATGAGTACAGCAAAGAAAAAAAATCCTTCGTTATGGAAACGTATTGTAGCTAGAATAAAAGCACAAGCATCACACGGAACTGCGGCAGGTCAATGGTCAGGAAGAAAAGCCCAAGCCGCCGTCAAAGCATATAAAAAAGCAGGAGGTGGATATAGTGGTGCTAAAAAGAAATCTAACTCATTATCTAAATGGTCAAAACAAAAATGGCGTACAAAGTCAGGAAAAAAATCTTCAGAAACAGGAGAACGTTATTTACCAGAAAAAGCCATTAAAAAATTATCATCAAAAGAATATGCGAGAACTACGGCTAAGAAAAGAAAAGATAAAGCGAGTGGAAAACAATTTAGTAAACAACCAAAATCTATTGCAAGAAAAGTAAGGAGATATAGAAAAGTATGACAATATTTACTAAATATTCTATTAGAGAAATAGATACACTACGTACTGTTGTTAAATCACAACATATGAAACATTATCCAAAAGAGTTGGTAACAAACCACGAAGCTGATAGAATCATAGAATCTCTATCTGAACAAGCTAGAGAAAAGTTATATGAACTAGCGGTTAATTATGGCATCACTAAATTATAAACCTGATGGACAGGTACTAAAAGAATTCTTAAAAAATGATACTTTCTTCAGAGGAATACGTGGCCCTGTAGGAAGTGGTAAATCTGTAGCTTGTTGTATTGAAATAATAAAACGAGCAATCTCACAAAAACCAAATGAAGAAGGAATACGTAAAACTCGTTGGGCAGTTATTCGTAACACAAATCCACAGCTTAAAACAACCACAATCAAGACTTGGCTAGATTGGTTTCCCGAAGAAGATTGGGGTGGTTTTACTTGGAGTGTACCTTACACACACAAACTTAAAAAGGGAGATATTGACTGTGAGGTAATCTTTTTGGCTCTTGATAGACCAGAAGATGTAAAGAAATTGTTATCTCTTGAATTAACGGGGGTATGGATAAATGAGGCACGAGAGATTCCTAAAAGTATTGTTGATGCTTGTTCTATGCGTGTTGGTCGTTTTCCATCTATGCGTGATGGTGGCCCAACATGGTATGGTGTCGTTTGCGATACCAACCCACCAGATACCGATCATTGGTGGGCAATAATGGCAGGTGAAACTATTATACCTGACTATATTAGTAAACAAGAAGCAAAGATGCTGATTAAACCAGATAACTGGAAATTTTTTAATCAACCACCTGCTATGGAGGAAGTTAAAGACAAAAACAATCAGGTGGTTGAATATAAAAATTATAATCAATCGGAAAATCAAAACAACCTTACACAGAATTATTATAGAAATATAATTAGAGGAAAAACAAAATCGTGGATAGATGTATATGTATTAAATAAACTTGGGCAGGTAGAAGATGGCAAACCTGTTTATGAAGCATTTAGACAAGATGTACACGTAGCTAAAGGTGAATTAGCTATTGCCGAATCCTTACCAATCTATATGGGTATAGATTTTGGATTAACTCCCGCCTGTGTATTTGCACAAAAAATAAGAACAAGATGGATAGTATTAGAAGAACTTGTAGCTGAAGATATGGGTATAGTAAAGTTTTCTGACTTAATGAAACAATCTATGGCAAAGTATCACCCTAGACCATTTTATATATTTGGCGATCCTGCCGGTGATCATAGAGTACAAACAGATGAAAACACACCTTTTCAAATATTAAGAGGTAAAGGTATAACTGCCCGACCCGCACCAAGTAATGATGTAACACTTCGATTAGAAAGTGTAAATGCTACATTAACAAGAATGGTAGATGGTGAATCTGGTATTCTTATAGATAAAAATTGCATTAATTTAATTAGAGGATTTGCAGGAGGATATCACTATAGAAGACTACAAGTATCGGGAGAACGCTATGATGAACGCCCAAATAAGAACAGATTTTCACACATTCACGATGCACTTCAATATTTATTATTAGGTGCAGGTGAGGGTAGGTCGTTGACGATTGGAACGAAATATAGTAAACCTATAATAGCGAAACGTAATTTTGATGTTTTTAGTGGTCAACCTAAAAACATTTATGAAAGAAGGAGGTAAACTATGTGCGGAGGCGGAGGCGGATATACACCACCACCACCACCACCACCTAGCCCTTATGAAAAAACATTACGCCAACAAAGAGCAGAAGCTAGGCGTAATGAGTTAGCTGAAAAGGCAAAACAGAAAGATGAAGCATATCAAGAAAGTGTTGCCGATTTATCAGGAAAAAGAGGTAGACGTTCTTTACTTTCTGGTAGAAAAAGCGGACAAGGGTTTATGGTAAGTGGGGATATACAAACTAGACAAACTCTAGGAGTATAATGGTTGTAGATGTTAAACCACAAGCTACTATTGATTTATCTGAATCAAAAGTAAATCAACTATTAGCACGTTATCGTAAAGCGAAAGCTATTAAAGATCAATGGACACCTATCTTTGAAGATTGCTATGAATATGCACTACCTCAACGTGAATCGTTTTATTCAGAAAGCATAGCAAAAAGAAGAAGTGAATCTATATTTGATGAAACTGCCGTAGTAGGTGTACAAGAATTTGCTTCACGATTACAAGCAGGTATAGTTCCTAACTATGCAAGGTGGGCTGATTTAACATCTGGCACAGAAATACCAAAAGACCAACAAAAAGCTGTAAATGAAAACCTTGACCAAGTTACAGAATATATATTTGAGATATTACAAAACTCTAATTTTTCTCAAGAAGTACACGAAACATTTTTAGATTGTGCTGTAGGCACAGGAGTATTGCTTGTAGAAGAAGGTGATGCTGTACAACCTGTACGTTTTCGTTCTATTCCTTTACCACAGGTATTATTAGATTCTGGATATGATGATAAAATAGATCACGTATTTAGAGAACGATATATTAAGTTTAAACAAATAACTGTTGCATATCCTAACGCAAAAATACCAGAACGTATGATGGAAGAAATGAGTAAGAATCCTGATAAAGATTGTAAAGTTATTGAAGTTGTATATAGAGATTATGAAAATAGAAAAGAGGAAGAATATAAATACTGTGTAATATCAGAAATGTATCAAGCTGAATTATTTAACGATACATTTAAAGGTATAGGATCTAATCCTTTTATTATTTATAGATGGAGTAAATGTGCAGGAGAAGTGTATGGTAGAGGCCCACTTCAATTAGCTTTACCTGCAATTAAAACAGCTAATTTAGTTATAGAATTAATATTAGAAAATGCACAAATGGCAATATCGGGAATGTATCAAGTTGAAGATGATGGCGTTATTAATGTAGATAATATACAATTAATTCCCGGAACAATCATACCAAAAGCTGTAGGCAGTAGCGGTCTAACACCTGTCGCACCTGCGGGTAACTTTCAAGTATCTGATTTAGTGATAAGAGATATGCGACAAAATATTAAAAAGGCCTTATATAATGATATGTTAGGCAACCCAAATGAGAAAACTCCAATGTCAGCAACAGAAGTAGCAGAACGTATGGCAGATTTATCTCGTCAAATAGGTGCGGCATTTGGTCGTTTACAAGCTGAACTTGTTAATCCTGTACTACAAAGGGTAATTTATATTTTAAAAAAACAAGGAAGAATAAACATACCTACTGTTAATGGTAGAGAAATAAAAATTAGATCATCTTCGCCATTAGCACAAGCACAGCAACAACAAGATGTAGCAACAATAGATCGTTTTGTTGCAATGTTGCAAGGCAGGGTAGGGCCACAGATTACAAACCTATTAATTAAACAACAAGATATGGCTAAATTTATAGCTAAGAAACTAGGTGTTCCAGAAGAATTAATACGTTCTGATGAAGAAATGATACAAGCAGGGCAACAATTACAACAAATGGGTGCTAATATGCAACAACAAGGTATTGATCCAAAACAAGCATCAGATATTGCAAAATCATTTACAGGGTGATATAAAAGTAGAATGAAAACCACAAAGCCCAATCGTATAATTGGTTTGGACAACTTTGAAAGAAATCCCCAAGAAGAAGAACGAATCAATACGTTATTTGAAAGTGTGTTTAAAAGAGAAGATGCACAAGCTATTTTGTCTTATTTACGTCAAATAACTATTGAATCAGTAGCAGGGTCAGAAATATCTGATGCGTCTCTACGCCATCTTGAAGGACAGCGATATATTGTTGGACTAATGCAAAGACGATTTAATAAAGGGCGAAGTCAACGTATAGTAAAGGAGAAACAAGATGTCAGATAATGCTGAAGAAAATCAAGAACCTGTACCTGAAAACATTACACAAGACCCTCAACCAGAACCACAACCCATAGAGTCAGATGTTCCACGTGAAACAATTTCAAATGAAAGGCCAGAAAATGTGCCTGAAAAGTTTTGGAATGCAGATACAGGAGAAATACGCACAGATGAATTGTTAAAATCAAATGAACATTTAGAGAAGTTTGTTGGAGGAAAAAAAGACGAACTGCGTGATGAAATTATAAATGAATTATCAGAAGAAGCAGAATCAGAAGTACCTGAAGAATATGCTTTACCTGCACTTCCAGAAACTATAACAGAAGAAGATGTAGTAGAAAATCCATTGTTTGATTGGTGGAAAGATCATTGTGTAAATAATGCGTATAACCAAGAAATGTTTGAAGATGGTATTAATAAATTTATTACTGCACAAAATCATTACGCACCTAATTTAGATGATGAAATTGAAAAATTAGGTGAAAATGCACAACTGCGTATAGATGCGGTTGATTCGTTTGCACAAAGTCACTTCGGTGCAGATGATTATGAATATATACAAACAACTTTAGGACAATCAGCAAGAGGTATTGAAATATTAGAAAAAGTTATGGATATGCAAAAACAAAATATTTCAAGACAGCAATCAGAACCAATGAATAAATTATCATTAGAAGATGTTAGAAGTATGATGAAAGATCCTCGTTACTTTGATCCTAAAGAAAGAGATGAATCATTTGTAAGACAAGTAGATGATGCGTTTCAGAGATTATATAGATAATGTATATGGATATAGCAATCCCTGATGATTGCTTTGAACTTGCACCAAAAATAAAACAAACAGATAAGTTTGAATTAGCTGTTATGGGTAAAGACCCTTTATGGACTTTACTCTATCCTTTTCGTATTAATAGACCTAATGTTTATACGTTTGGTGTATATCAAGATGATGGTACAATAGAAGCAATGTTTGGTTGTTGTTCATCAATGGATAACGAAAAAAAAGGTACAGCTTGGTGGTTAAGCACAGAAGAACCTTTTGCTAATTATAGGTATATGCGACATCAAAAAAGAGTGTTTACTTGGTTGGCAAGTCATTATTCTTACTTGTGGAATGTAGCTACAGAAGAACAAGAAAAAACATTACGTTGGGTTAAATATATGGGTTTTACAATTTCTAATAGACCCCTACTTGTCAAACGTGTAAAAATGAAGTATTTTTATATAGAACCGAAAGGTTTTAATGGTGAACCCATAGATGATGTGTGTGGCCCACGTTGGAGAACCCTTAATCAGAATTCTACGGACAATTCATAAACTGTAATATTAACTAAATAGGAGATAGGAATGGCAACTTCCATTACTACTGCCTTTATTAAGCAGTTTGAATCTGAAGTACATATGGCATACCAACGTATGGGTTCTAAACTGAGAAATACAGTAAGACAGCTTAATAATGTAAAAGGCAACCAAGCAAGATTCCAGAAGGTGGGCAAAGGGTCTGCGACTGAAAAGTCAAGACACGCAAATGTACCGACTATGGAAATCACGCACAATACAGTTGACGTAACTCTATCTGATTACTATGCGGCAGATTATGTTGATAGATTAGATGAGTTGAAAACTAACATTGATGAAAGACAAGTACTTTCTCAATCAGCGGCGGCGGCATTAGGTAGAAAAACAGACCAACTAATTGTTGATGTACTTGATGCAGGGTCAAATAGTAACAACGTAGCACACGGGTCTGCGGCATTAACACTTGCTAAAGCCCTAACAGTTTACGAAGCATTTGGTGAAGCAGATGTGCCTGATGATGGTCAGAGATACTTTGTTGTATCTTCTGCAGGTTGGGCTGATTTATTACAAATAGATCAGTTTTCAAGAGCAGAGTATATTGGTGAAAAAGAATTACCATATGCAGGTGGTATGACGGCTAAGAGATGGTTAGGATTTTTATGGTTCTCATTCTCTGGATTATCACTTTCTGGTACTACAAGAGATTGTCATGCGTGGCATAGATCATCAGTTGGTCTTGCTATGGGTGCTGATATCAGAACTGAAGTAAACTATATTCCTGAAAAGGTCAGTAATCTAATCACTTCATATATGTCTATGGGTGCTGTGATGATTGACAATGATGGTGCTATAGAATGTCAAATAACAGAATAGGAGAAAACTAATGGCTTTTACTCAAGCAAACTTAAAAAAGATTGCAGGTGGTGGAGATCAGAATGTTTATCTCTACAACTCTGCAGATGCTGTAGGTACTATTGCAGGATCTGGATATTTTAACAATGCTACCAATCAGCTTAAACAGAATGATGTAATCATTGCTGTTGGGTCTACAGGTGGCACAAGAACAGTAGATGTCCTTGTTGTATCAAGTGCAACAGCGGCGGCTACAGTTACTTGTATTAATGGTACATAGGGTATTGGGGGAGGCAACTCCCCCGATATTTAAATTATGGTAAGTAAAATAGATATATGTAATCAAGGATTAGTTTTAATTGGAGCAAACACTATTGCTTCTTTTACTGACAATACAACAGAAAGCAAGGTTGCCAATCAACTATATGAAACAACATTACGTTCTATGTTAACAAAAGCTAGATGGAGATTTGCTTCTAAACAAGCACAACTTTCTAAACTTGCGACCAATCCTTTAGATAAATGGGATTCTGCATATCAAATACCTAATGATGCAATATTAATACACACATTAACAGTTTCGGATAATGTTATTGTATTTGATAGATACAACGAAGAATTATTTACAAATACAAGCACTAACGATACTGTCGTATGTCATTACACATATCAACCACACGAAGCAGAATTACCAGACTATTTTGTACAAGCCCTTGTATTTGAACTTGCTAGTTTATTTGCAGGTGCAATAGCAAGAAATGATAATTTGTCTACACTATATCAAAGACGTGCTCAACAACAATTATTACTAGCACGTAGTACAGAATCACAAACACAAACTACAAGAAAATTAAATACAAGTTTACTCATAGAAGTAAGAAATAGAGGAACTGCAGATGGTATTAGAGCAGTTGTACCAAGTAGCAGTAGTTAATGAATGGCAATACAACGTGTACACCAAAACAGTTTTACTCGTGGAGAAGTTGATGAAACTGTTATATCACGAACTGATATAGCCGCATTTCAACAATCACTTAAAAAAGCTAGAAATGTTTTTGTTTTAAATCAAGGCCCTGTTGAAAGACGACAAGGTACTTTGTTTAGATATGATTTAGGTGAAACTACTAGGATAGAACCATTTATATTTAATGAAGATCAAGAATATATAATTGCATTCCAAAATACTAAATGTAAAATTTTTTCTACTAATGGTACTTTATTGCAAAGTTTTACAAGCTGTGCGTGGACTACAAGTAATCTATTTGAACTTACTTATACGCAACAAGCCGATACAATGATAATTACTCACAATGATTTTAAACCTAAAATAATTACACGAACAGGAGCAACAACATTTACTATTACAGATTTTGCATTTAAAGAAAGTACAAACCAAGATCAAGTTTATCAACCATATTTTAAATTTGCTGAAGATTCTATTACACTAGATATTGATCAAACAACAGCACAAACAGGTGTAACCTGTACTACAAGCGCAGATTACTTTGCAGCAACTATGGTAGGTACACGATTAAGGTATCACGGATCTGAATTATTAATTACTGCGTATACTAATCCAACAACAGTAACAGCAACATTAAAAAAAAATGTAAGAATAGAATTAGATGATGACCCTCTTAAAAGTCAAGAAGGAAGTGGTACAGTTACAGTATTGCATCCTGCACACGGCTTTGCAAATGGTGCTAGTGTAACTATAGAAGGTGCAGAATCTATACTTAATGAAGATGGTGATGGATTAGCGGCAGGTAATTTAAATGGCACATTTACTATAGCTGTATTAGATGACGATAGATATACCTACACAGCAGGTGCAAGTGATACAGGAGGGGATTCGGCAGATGGAGGAGGTACTAATGTAAGAATTATAGGACACCCACCAACAAAACAATGGGATGAGCAAGTATATAGTGATTATAATGGTTATCCTACTACGTGTAAATTTCATCAACAAAGATTATTTTTTGCAGGTGGATCAATAAGTGATTTTGTTGCCGGTAGCAAAACAGCAGATTTTTTTAACTTTGATGTTGGAGAAGGTGAGGATACAGACTCTATACAGATTGCTATATCATCTGATCAAATTAATGAAATACGACATTTAGTATCTGGTAAACATTTAGAAATATTTACAAGTACAGGTGAGTTTTATCTTAAACCACAAGTAGGTAGACCACTTACACCATCAGATTTAAAATTAGAAAGACAATCTAGTTTAGGTGCTACCCAAAAATGTATGCCACGACTATTTGATGGTGCGGCAATATTTGTACAACCTAATGGTAAAACTGTAAGAGAGTTTTTCTATAATACAGCTACGGAAGATTATGTTCCAACTGTATTAACATTCTTATCACCACAAGCAGTTAATAATCCTACAGATACAGGTATTATAAAATCAACAGGAGCAAAGACAGAACAGTTTATTTTATTTGCAAATGATGATGGGTCACTAGGTGTATTTTCTGCACAAAGACAAGAAAAACTAGCAGGATGGGTAATATGGCAAACAGATGGTAGTTTTTTATCAACAGCAGGTATTACCTCTTTTTTATATACTGTTGTTAAAAGAACAGTAAATGGTGCAGATAAATATTATTTAGAACAAATATCTAATTCTCAATTTGCCTTGCCCACAGATTGTTCAGTAAGTAAAATATTATCGGGATCATATCAGCCACACGGCACAGTATTAGTAAATGGTGCTGTAACGTCAAGTAGACAACTTACACTAGATGGTTTTGCCAATGCACCAACAACAGGAGAAAAGTTTAAGATTGGTGGTGCTTCTACAGAATATATAATACAAAGTGCAAATGCTACAGGAACTTCTGGTGAATATATAGTTGTTATTGATCAAACAGTTTCGGCATCTGATAATGCTACAATAGAATTTACAACAAGTCGTGTGTTTACAGGACTTAATGCTAACCCTGATTTACGTGGAAAAATTGTACACGCTACATCTGGATCTGATGAAGAAGATGATATACGATACTATGGTTCAGGAACAGTATCGTCAGGAGGGGTAGTTAATTTTCAATTACCGGCAAGTGCGTGTGATATAGGATTAAACTATACAGTTGAAATAGAAACACTACCTATTGATTCTGTTCAACCAATAAGAGGTTTAGGATCTACATATGGTTATCCTCGTAAAATAGGTAAAACTATATTGGAATTATCTAAAACATATAATTTACAAGTAAATACTAATGATGTATTGCTTAATGATAATGGATTACAAATGGTAGGATATACAGGAAAAAAAGATATACATACATTAGGATATACACAAACTCCTTTTGTTTCTATAACACAAACTGTGCCTGTGCCTTTTAGAATATTGGCTATAACTTCGGAGGTATATTTCTAATGTGTGGAGCAGTATTTAGTTTTTTTGCCAATATGTTTAGTAATGAAAGTGATTACATTAAAGCACAAATGGATTTACAAACTAGAATGGCTCAAGAAAAACAAAAAATGTATGAACAAAGAGCACAAGCTGAAATTCTTGCTATGGAACAAAAAGCTAATAAAATTAAAGAAGATGCGGCAAGATTAAAGAAAAAAAATTATGCGGCATTTTCTGTTAGTGGAGCAGATATTAATTCACCATCCTATGGAGCATTTTTAGAAGGTAATAAAAAATTAGTAAAAAAAGATTTAAATTATAATAGGTTAATGGGATTAGAAAGAGCACAACAAGCTATGTTTGGTGCTAGACAATCAATATATGAAGGTCAAGCCGCACAGATAGAAGGACAAGCCAGATTATCTGCACGACGCACAAGATTAATAGGACAAGCAGGTGAAGCTGTAGGAAGTTTATTTTCAACTGCCGCCGATATAAAAACTTTTATGACATAAACTATGGCTGAACGATACAAACAACAAACTCAATACGCACCACAAATTGGTGTAACTTCCCAATTTGGGCAAGAAAAGGTATCTCGTGCATTAGATAGAGCATATAAAGTTCAAAGTGAAGCAGGACAAGTATTAGCTGAAGGTCTAAGAAAAGGTGCACAAGGTATTGATATATTTAGGGCACAAAAAGAAATAGAAGATTTTTCTATTGAATATGAAGATGTTACTTTAGAAAAACCAAATGGAGAAAATTATACTTTTAAAAAACCAAAACCAATTAATGTACCTACTTTTTTATTTACAGAATCAAAACAAAAGTATGACAAATTTGCTTTAGCTAAAATAAAAAAAGAAGTTGGTTCATTTTTTGATGATCAATTAGATGCTGTATATAAACGAGTTCGTTTTGAAAAAGGAAGTGATCCAAATGAATTTGCATTACAAATAGAACCTATAATTGAAGCAACACAAAAATCATTTCCTAATGAATATAAAGCATTATTAGAAGATGATATTAATAATATTGCAAATAAATATAAACAACAAACAGAAGCTAATTTTTTAAACATACAAGAACAAGGAAGGAATGAAGAATACAAAGCATATACTAAAAGCACACAAGAACAGATAGAATCTGCACTTATTGCAGGAAAAATAAATGTAGCTAAAACAATACTTGAACAAGATTTTGCAAACGAAGCATTAGAATTTGAAGATATATCAAGTTATGCACGTATACATTACAAAAATGATTTAAACAATATGCAAAACCTTGTAAAATTTTTTGAAACCTATGGTGATTTTATGAATCCATTATCTGTTGCTAATCAACAAGTAGTAAATCAAAAAAAGTTTGCTAAAAATTTAGAAGCATTTGAATTGTTAATTAATGGTGTTGGTGATGCAAAGTTATATTCGCCTGAACATCAACAAGGTGGATTTGATACAACAATTACTTTAGCAGACTTTCAAAAATCAATGGGTACACTTACAGGTCAAAATAAAACATTTTTAAATAATGTTGTTAAAAAAAGATTAAGTATTATGAAAGATGCTATAGATAATGATGACTCTAACAATCAGATATCTTTAGGTATAGAAGCAATTAAAAATGGTGAAGAAGTAATTACAAATTTTAGAGCAAAACAATTAATGGATAAATTAGATAGCCAAAAATTAACAGAACGAATAGCAAGTGCTGATGGACTAAGAGAATCTTTAGGATTACCAACAACAGGACAAGAATTTGATATTAACAATCCTGATGACTACAAAATGTTATTTGCAACAAAATATATTCCATCTGGAGTTAAAACAATGTTAAATGATAAAATATGGTCAGGTGATGTAGAATGGCTACAAGGATATCTTGAAGATGCTTCTAAATATCAAAATTATATGGTTGATCTTATGCCGGCAGATATAGGATCAAGTACATATAGTTATCTTCGTAATATAAATAATCTTAGATTAGGTGGGCAGTTAACATTACAAAATTTAAAAACAAAAAATGAATATGAAGTATTCCAAGAAGAAATAACACGAGATAATGAAAAACTAACATTAATAAAAGATAGAGTAGACCAAGGCATAAAAGCCGCAGTACAAGATTTAGATGTAGATACAAATGTATTTGGTGTAGAATTACCGGGAGCAACATTTTTTTCAAAAAGCAGCCAATATAAATTTAATAAATTAATACGAGATACTCTTTTACAAAACAATATTGGTGTTACATTACGAAAAGATGAAATACAAAAACAAGCAGAAAAATTACTTACAAGTTATGCAAAACAGGGCATATATGGACTTACGAAATTTGGAGCTACAGGATCAGAAGGTTTAAAAAATCAAGAGTCGCTTGGTATGTACCCAATAGAAAATTTTGCAATACTTAATCCTGAAACAATGGAAAAAGATTCATCATATTTAAAATCTTATATGTATAATGTTTATAGAGATAATTGGAATGAAGATAGAGCAAATATGTATGGAGGTGAAAAACGACCACTTACATATGATGAAGCAGAATTTATTGTTGTACCTGCAGTAAGAGGTATTGAAACATTACCAACAAGCAATCCGTTAACAATGAAATATTTTTTACACATACGAGATGAAGAAGGATTAGTTGATCCTGTTATGGATGAAACAGGTAGATCACAAGTTATTCTTGACCCTTTTAATGATATATATGGAAAACATTTACAATATGAAATTTCAGATTACGAAAAACAATTATTAATAAAAGGTACAGGAGAACGAATTGCGGCAATAGTAGAAGATGAAGGTACAATAGATAGTGTACAAGCTATTTATGACCAATTAGGTTTTACTAATGATTTACCAGAATATATTAAATTTTATAATAATATTTTATATAAATATAGAAATAAAAAATGATACAAAAACCTTTATCTGATTATGAATTAAATGTAACTACACCTAAACAAAAACAACAGGTGCAAGAAAGTGCAAATTTATTTCAAAATATAGATAATATACAAGAATCAACAAGGCCAATACTACCTAGATCAACTGATGTTACTGTAGATCAAAGTTTATTTAGAGATATGGTTGATATAGTAATGCTTGAAGGCATAGGTCAAACAGTAGAAAGAATAGAAGAAGTTGCAACAGGAGGTCGTGTTGGTGCATTTGATCCAAACTACAATCCTTTTGGCGAAATTAAAGGATATGAACATCACGCAGACCAATTTACAGAATCAGCAAATCCTAAAGAAACACAAAGAATTAAAGAACGAATAGATAGAAATCAAGAAAGACGAGATAATATAGCTGATGCAGGTATTGGTACTTATTTAGCGTCAGCCTTAATTAATCCTATTACAGCAATACCTATATTTGGCATAAGACATAATATGTTTTTAATGAACGCCGCAAGAGGTGGCTTACAAGTAGGTTTAGCTGAAGGAGCAAGTCAATATGTTGCATCAAAACTTGACCCTACAAAACCAGAAGGTGAAGGTTTAATGATGACAGGATCTGCGGCATTGTTTGGTGGGTTAATGACAGGTACAATAGCAAGATTAACAGGAGATGATCCTGATGCTTTTAAACGATATTTTGGCAAAAATGTAAAACAATATATAGATGATTATAATAAAGCATTTGAAGAAGCAAATGTTAAATTATCACCTGCAGGAACTAAATTTTATTTTGATGCTACAAGTTTAAAAAATGGAATTATTTTTGTAAAAGATAAAACTAATAAAATTTTTTACAATAATAAAAAAAATGTTACTGCAAAACATAAAGAAGCTAAAGTAGAAGTTAAAGGCAATGCAAAACAATTTGATGATGTAAGTAATATATATACAAAAGAACAACTTACTGCAATAAAAAACAATCTTGCAAATACACCAGATGCTAAAATGCCTTTATTACATAGAACAGTTGCCGAGTTTAATGAAAAAAATAATCAAATTACATTTGATGATGTAGGAATAAAACAAAAATGGCTTACACAAACATATAAAGAAGAATTTAAAGATTTAAAATTAAATATACCAATAGCTAAAATGTTTAAAACAATGGATGATTATATGCACTTTGAGTTTATAAAAGCTATTGGAAGAAAAATTTATGTAAAACCTGACAAATTTGCATCAAAATTAGAACACGAAAAAGCTGTAAATAAATGGGCAGTTGAATATAGTGTGCGACCAGAAAATGCTTATTTACGAACAGATGTAGATGGTTTTTTAAGAACATTAGAAAAAGTAAGTCCATTGCGTAGAGGACTAGAAAAAATATTTAAAAATAAAATACTTACAGAAAAACAAAAATTACAATATATGGAGGACTTGTATCAAATATCCGGTAATCACGCTACACAGACACAACTAAATAAAATGGGTAGAGCATCACCAACCTCTATAGCTACAGATTTAAGTCTAAAACATTTTGGTTTTTATATACAAACTATAGCTAAAGTAGAAGATGATTTTCATAAATTAATGGGTGGTAATGCAACTCAAACAAATTGGGAAAGACGAAAACAAGGTTTCCGTGTAGCAGTGGAATCAACTTTTGGTAATATAAGAAATGCTATTCTTCGTGATCCTGCTCGTAAAAAACGAATGAGCAAACAAGAATATTTTGAACTTGTTGGTGAAGCTAGAGCCGATAAAGAAATTTTAGTACACTTTGATCCACAAACAAGAAAAGCTGTAAAAAATTCACTAAAACAAGTAGATAATTTTTTTAAATATTACAACGAACAAAACTCATTATTAGGTTTATATGCTAATCAAAACACAATGAAGCGTACTTTGTTAAGATTAGAATCAGCAATAGAAAAAATTGATCGTAATGTAACACAATTACCTGCCGGTGATCCTAGAATTAAGGCTTTATTAGATAGAAGAAAAAAATTAAAACAAGATGTTAAATCAATAAATAATGAAATAAGAGAATTTGATGAAGATACATCACTTATTAAAGATTATATGCCAATTATATGGCGTTTAGATAAAGTAAATGACCAAGCAGATCAATTAAAAGGACTAATACGCCAAAAGTTATCGCAACCTAATAAAGGCGTACCACATTCTTCTGGTCATCCTAAGTATATATCAATAAGAGATAATTTAAGACAACTTAGTTATGCTAAAGAGTATGGTATATCAATGAAAAAATCAGATAAAATACCATTAAATGAAAGAGATTTAATTATTGAAGCAGAAACTGCGCGTAGATTTGATGATATTAGAAACGAACAAGCATCTTTTATGAATATTGATAATGCAAATGGCATAGATAAAACATATAGAGGTAGAGGTAAAATTGGTGCAAAACAATTACTTGAAAGAGATACTTTATTGCCAATAAGTGAAATAAAAGAATTTATTGAAACAGATATTAATTTTATTATGAGAAGTTACGCTCAAAAAATAGGTGCTTCTATTGAATTTACTCGCCGTTTTGGTGATGTACATATGAGAGATTACATAATAAACAAAGAAATTGATATGATAAGCCAAGGTATAAGTGCTACAGATAGAAATAGAATACTTAACGCTTATATAGATGAGAAAGATAAATTGTTAGGCACATTTTTTACAGGTGATCCTGCATCTATGTCTGTAAGAGCCACAAAGTTGCTAGAAAATGTAATTCACCTTGCCTATATGGGCAAAGTTACAATATCTGGATTACCTGAATTAGCTAGACCAATAATGGTAGATGGTTTTATGAAAACATATTTTAATGGTTTTAGTAAAGATGCTGTTAGCCGTAGTATGAACCCTTTTGCTAAAAGTAATATGGCAGATGTGCATTATTTAAATCCATTAATGGAATTAGCAATGTCTATGACTAATAGATATGTATGGCAAGGTGGTATTCATCTTGATGCTACACGATCTGGCAATATTTTAGATAAATATATAGGCAGACACGCCGAAAGGGCACAAGAATATTTTTATACATTTAATGGTTTACAACCATTGACATATTTTCTTAAAACTTTTAACGGATTACTAAGTGCTCATAGATTTTTAGAAGATAGTGTAGCTTGGTCAAAAGGTTTATTAGATGTAAAAGGACAACAACGGCTGTTGTCATATGGTATTGATGAAAATAATGCAAAATTAATAGCAAGTATGCCAATAGAGGCAGTAGAAAAAGGTGGGGGGACGCATTATTTAGCTAATGTAAGAGAATGGGATAAGATAGCAGGTGGTAAAACAGCAAGAGAAATATTTGCACAAGCATTAAGAACAGATGTAGATAGAAGAATTGTAACACCAACAACAGCAGATGTACCTAATATGATGAGTGGTGTTATTCGTATTAATAGTGAAGGTGCTAGACAATTATTTAATAATAATTTATTTAGAAAATTTGCAAATACGATTGGATTTCCTATAGGAGCAAAATTTGATGCAACAGAATTTGGTGCTAAAATAAATATTGCACCTTTACAATTATTAACACAGTTTTTTAGTTGGATGATGGGAGCAAATGGTAAAGTATTCCTATCTGCCGTGCAAGGTAGAGAAAAAGGTGCAGTAGTTATAAATGGTATGATGAGTATGATTGCATTAGGCGTTGCCGCAGATTTTTTAAAAAATCCATCATATTGGGAAAATAAAAATTGGGTTGAAAGAACAATAAGAGGTGTAGAATTGTCAGGTATTACAGGATTATTAGGAGATTTAAATTTTCATTTAGAAACTTTAAGTCAAGGAGCATTTGAAACTCCATTAGGATTAAGACCATTATTAGGACAAGATGCACGATTTGGAGAAGTGTCTGGAGAAGACGCTTTTAAAAGTGTTGTAGGTGCAGGCCCTGCCGCAGTTTATGATTTAATATCAGTTTTATCTGACAACCGATTTACAGAAGAAGAAAAACACGATACTATAAAACGACTTTTACCCGGAAGTACACTTTTAGGGATAGAGCATATGATTGATTATATATATGATACAATTACAGGAATAAAAGAATGACGATTGCATCAGCACAAAATACAGGTAGACAAGTTTTTACAGCTACAGGTGGACAGACTGCGTTTACTATTACATTTGAATTTTTTGGTATAGCTGACTTACAAGTTTATAAGAATGGTACATTAGCTACATACAATGCTAATCCTACTACAACTACTACGTATAAAGTAACAGCTAGTAATTCTTCTAGCGATAGTGCGTATGAGTTTGGTACAGGTGCAGTTATTACATTTGGCTCTGGACTTACAGCAGATGATAAAGTTGTAGTTGTTAGACGTATTACTATAGAAAGAACAACAGATTTTCCTGTCAATGGCACATTTGATATTACTGCCTTAAATACAGAATTAGATAAAGCTGTTGCTATATTTAGTGATAATAAAGATCAAATTACAAGAAGTATAAGATTAACAGATGGTGATGACACAACACCTACATTATCAATACCGGCAACTAGAGCCAATAAAATATTATCTTTTGATGGTTCTGGTAATGTTTCTGTAAGTTCACAACCTATTGCAGGTGGTGTAACAGTAAGCACATTATCACCCGGAGCATCAGCTACAGCATCTTATAATACATCTACAGGTGTATTAGCATTAGGTTTACCACAAGGTGCAACAGGTGCACAAGGAAATCCGGGTAGCGACGGCTCAGATGGTGCAGACGGAACAGGTACATTTAATGATTTTACAATTACAGATGGCTCTACATCACAAACAATATCAAATGGAAATACATTAACTTTTACGGCAGGAACAAATATGCAAGTAGCTGTAAGTGCAACAGATACAGTAACGATTACTAACACAGCACCCGACCCTGTTGCATTAGCTATTGCTTTAGGTTAATATAGGAAACATTATGGCTAATACATTTAAAGTAAAAACAAAAGCAAGTGTAAGTAATAGTTCGTTAGATACAATTTATACTGTACCTTCGAGCACAAGTACAGTTGTATTAGGTATGGCATTGTGTAATAAAACAACAAGTGCAATAACTGCAGATGTACAATTAGTAAGTGATACTTCTGATACAGAAACTAATGCTAACATCTTTTTGTTAAAAGCAGTAGATATACCGGCTAACACTACACTTGAAGTGTTTGGAGGACAAAAAGTTGTCGTGCAAACAACTGATGTTGTTAAAGCACAAGCAAGTGCATCAGCTTCATTGGATGTAGCATTGTCAATAATGGAGATAACCTAATGGCTTATCTTGGTGTTACTCCTACTACATCTTCACAATCGCTTGTTAAACAAGATTTTTCTGTTAGTGCAACTCAAAACTATACATTATCGCAATCTGTAACTAATGCTAATGATATTGCATTATATATAAACAATGTAAGACAAGAACCTACATATGCGTACTCTGCCTCTGGTACAAGTTTAACATTAACTGAAGCAACAGCAGGATCAGATGATATGTATTGTATATATTTAGGTAGAGCCGTAGGTACAATTAATCCTGCAAGTGGTAGTGTTGGTACAAGTCAATTAGCAGATGGTTCGGTTTCAATAGCAAAATTATCAGCAACAGGCACAGCAAGTAGCAGTACATTTTTAAGAGGTGATAATAGTTTTGCAGAAGCAGGTGGTGGTAAAGTTTTACAAGTTGTTAATGTTCACGATGATCAATACGCTAGTTATTCAAGCACAAATGTTGATAACAAAGTACAAGTGTTAACTGCTAGTATAACTCCAAGTGCAACAAGTAGTAAAATCCTGATTACAGGTTTTATATCTATGTCCTCAACTAATTCAAGTGTGCAAACTTATGGTGTAACAATAAAAAGAGGTTCTACTATTATTGGAGAAGGTGATGCAAGTAGTTGGAATAGTGGTGTAGGTACTGGTCATTCAATAATAGCTGCTAGTAGTTATTCAAAACCAGATAAAGCACCACTTTTACATTTTTTAGATTCACCAAATACAACTTCAGCGACAACTTATAATTTTTTTGCTTATGCAAACCACTATGGAAGTAGTTTAAGCTCATTAACTTTAATAATTAATGGTGGAGGATATACTTACAATAATAAAGAAACAGCAGTTCCAACTTCAAATATTACTTTAATGGAAATAGGTGCATAATGGCAATTATAGTTGATGCAATATTAGCTTTAGACTCAAATGCAAGAGTAAAAGTTGTAGGTGAAGATTATGATAAAATTACTTGGTTTGATAACAATCCAAACAAAATTACTGTTAAACAAATCAAAACAAAGAAGGCAGAATTAGATAAAGTAGACAAAGCTAATGAATATAAGATGCAAAGAAAAAAAGAATACCCAAGAATAGAAGAACAACTAGATACTATTTATCATAAAGGTATAGATGAATGGAAAAAAACAATAAAAACAGTTAAGGATAAATACCCAAAGGAATAGATTATGCCATTAAGTAAAATATTAGCAAGTTCGTTAACAACAGGTGTAGGAGGTAAACTATTGAGTCATAAAATTACAAAGATTACAACAAATTCTACGAGGTCAAGTGCAACTTCTTATGCAGATGATTTAGATTTTGGTAGTTTTACACCATCAAGTTCTAGTAGCATTGTACTTATATCTGGTGTTGCAAATGCAGATGGTGGAACAAATGTTTATACTTATTATAAATGGGTTGTTGATGGTTCAGATTTTTTATCAACAGGTAGTTCATCACCAGATGCTACACATATTTTTTATAATAGTACATCATTAAATGCTAATGCATATATGCCTTCAACAATATTTACAAGTATAACAAATACTGATGGTTCGGCTATACCTGTAAAATGTCAACTTAAAGTAAACTCTGGCACATTGTATATAAATAGAAGTTATGATGGTGCTTTTGCAGGTTCACCTAGTACAGTTATGTGGTTGGAGATAGCAAACTAATGCCTTATATTGGACAACAACCTATAACAGGAAACTTTATAAAGCTAGACACCATATCTGTAGTTAATGGTCAAGCCGCCTACACTATGCAATATAATTCTGCAAACTATGTACCGGCTTCTGCGAACCATATGATCGTAAGTCTAAATGGTATAATACAAAGTCCGGGCACTTCATTTACTGTATCTGGTAGCACACTTACTTTTGCAAGTAATTTGGTAACAGGTGATGTTATAAATTTTATTTTAGTATTAGGTGATGTTCTTAATATAGGTACACCAAGTGATAATACTGTAACTAATGATAAGTTAGCTACTGCACCTACAATTATATCAAAGGGAGCAGGATCAGATTCGGGAGCAATAAAATTAAATTGCGAAACTAATAGCCACGGAGTAACAATTAAAGGCCCACCTCATAGTGCGGCACAATCATATACATTAACCTTGCCTAGCACAGCACCAAGTGCAAACAAAGCATTAATTACAGATGGAAGTGGTAATCTATCTTTTGGAAATGCAGGTGGGTTAGTTAAAATTACAGAAACAAATGTAAGTTCTAGTGTTTCAGAAGTTGTGTTTAATAGTTCTACTATGACAGGCTATAATAGATTTAAAATAGTAGTGCATAATCTTACACATTCAACACCATCAGATTTACGATTTGCAGATTCACCAGACAACGGGTCTACAATTTCTTTTACTGGTAATTTTGGTTCTCATTATGCACAGTTAATTTCTAATTCTCATGCTGTTGGTTCGGGAAGCACTTCAAATTACTATGACTTTCAAGGTTGGAATTTAAAAGCAAATGTTGGAAATTATTATGAATTTGATTTAACAAACTTTGGTCGTTCTGGAACAAATGATTATAAAAAATATATTTGTAATTGGATTCACTATAACAATAATAATAATATTTATGGTAATTTAAATTATTTCACTAGTTCTCTAACAAGTGCTATGAATTATATTAAATTTTTTCCATCAACAGGAACTATTGATGAAGGATTGTTTATAGTTTATGGGATAGTAGAATAATGGCAATAATTAGAGCAAATAATAATTCTTTATCTAGTGTAACTGCATTGCCTTTTGCAACAGGTGGGTTGGTTAAATTAGTATCTAGTACAAATGATGGTTCAAATCCATCTATTACTTTAGATTTAACGAGTGCAACAATAGGCACAACATATAAAGCATACAAAATATTTGGACATAATCTTAGCACTTTTTCTGCAAGTAATCCAAATTTAAATATGTTTTTTGGAACTGCATCAGATACTTTTTCTACACAAATTCAAAAAGGTGGTATTAGAAATCATACTGATGTTAATGGTGCAAATGATTCCATTAGTTATACAAGTTGGCATAGGTCTGGACAAACAGATACAGGAGGTGCTTCAGTAGCTTATTATGTACCAAATAACTCTGACCATGCTACATTTGAAATCACAGTTTTTGCAATAAACGATAGTTCAGTTAAAGCAAGGTATCACGGACATTTAAATTTTAATAGTTCAACTAATTATGTGTTTACATCAATTATAAATGGTAGGTTTAATGCTACAACCATAACACCCTATGTTAAATTTCAAACATCAAGTGGTAATTATGCAGGTACAATTACTGTTTATGGAATAGTAGATTAAAAGAAAGGAGGTAATATGACTTATAAAACTAAAATGGTTAATGGTAAGGAAGTAGAATTAACTGCTG